TCTTATAAATTTTTATTAGAAAGTTTCAATGAAAAATATAGTAATTTCAGTGATAAGCAAAAGAATTTACTTCGTGAATATATCAATAATGGAACAAACGTAGAAAAATTTGGTACATATGTGTCTACAGAAGCAATCAGTTTAATTCGGCATATTAAAAAGAATGTAAACAAAATTACGGATAATGTAACGAAAATTAAAATTAATGAAGTAGTACATCAATTACAACAGATTCAACAGAAGAATCAAGTAAAGGATAATTACATTACGGCATTATTGATTGCATATCAGATTTCACACGAACTTGATTCACTGAGATAATCTATGACTATTGAAGAAAGATTGCGTGAAATTATTCGAAAATGCATCCGTGAGGCATTAAACGAAATAAGCACCACGGCCAATGTGGCTGGATATTTAACGCCAAACGCATTTGTCGGGGATAAGCACGGCAATACGAATCGTATTAAACAAATGGCAAAGTCTATTGGATATTCGTTAACTAAACGTGGTGCAGAAGACACCAAGCCAGGTGATAAACTCCAAGAACGATTTGCGGCAATTCAAGAAGGTGTAAAAACTCTTCAAGAGAACTATTATTCTTATCGTAATGATGCAACTCGTCAACCCCATCAAAAAATTGGCCAAGCAATGTCTGAATTAAATAAACAATTAAAGTTAGTGGAACGTGCGTTAAAAATGAATAGTCGATTAAAGAAAGAATCGGGATTGTCCAATGATAATTTATGGAAACGCACGACGACACAAATGGTCAAATTAGAAGGTAAACTTACTGAACTAGCAGCTCGTCTGCGCGATATGAGAAATTAATATGAAAATATCACAACTGAAGGATATCATTCGTGAAATGATTAACGAAGAATTGGAAGAAAATCTTCGTCGTACTGACAAAAAAGACAAAGGAATGGTCAAGCAAGCATTTGGACCAGACAAGAATAAAACTAAAAAGAATGCTTTTGCACGGTCATTGGGAGGGGGCCAGAAAACTACTGGCCAAGGTGGTAACGATGCACAGAAGTTAAGAGCTGGTAGAGCCGCATTAAAAGGTGTAAATTCTCCAAAAATAAAAAATCCACAAACTGGTCAAGAAATTTTAGCCACAACAGCGTATAAAGCTGGGTCAACTCACCCTGCATACACTGCGGCCAAAGCTGCTTTGAAGAAAGAAGTTGCTCAATATTTGGAAGAAGGTATAATTGATTTTATTGAATAATACAAGGATAAATAACATGGGACTTCTCTGTGAATATACTGGACAATAAGAGGATAATAATATGAAAATGACACAACTAAAGGACATTATTCGTGAAATTATCAACGAACAAATTGACGCAATGGACGAAGACTCAGAGACGGCAAAACAGGCAAAAGCACAAGGCTTAGACTATATGCAATTTGGCCGGTACGGCAAAGATGGCAAAGTCACACATAAAAGTGAAACGGGTAAGTTAGTGCCAATTACTAAAGCACAAGCAACTAAATCGACGGGTATGCACTTTGGTCGTGGGAAAAATGCCAATACCATGTATTCGCCAAGGTCGTATGCGCCATCGGCAACATTTGATCCGAAGATGGGTAAAGTACAAAAAAATAGACCATCGGATTCACCAGCGGCCCAGCAAAAGAAGAACGCACCAAAAGATTCGTTGGCGCCGGACTATAGTGGTCAGACCTCATCAGATAAAATTATTAGTAAAGTTTCAAGTATGGTTCCTATAGATATTGATAATCAGTTCGATTATGGGGCACCAATTCCAATGCGAGATTTTCAAGCAGTCACCGGCATTACACAAAAAGCCGCAAAATACTACAGTGACAATGAAGGTGGATATGAAAAGCTATTTGATTACGATCCAGACACCGATTCCGTGACAATGTGGGATCCTGCGGATGTATAATGGATATAGTACACGTTCTGGAAAGAAACCAGTTCATGTAAAAGGATTGAGGGATGTAAAAAACCATTTAAACAGTGAAGAATAATATGGCATTACTATGTGAATACACAGAGCTTCAATATAATAAAGAACTTTTAACGGAAGCGTTAGATGGCAATAAGCCACTCATTCTTCGTAATGTCGTATTACAACGTGCAAACGCAAAAAATCAAAATGGGCGTGTCTACCCCAAAGAAATTTTAATGCGGGAAGCATCAGTATATAAACAAAACTTCGTGACACAACGACGAGCACTGGGTGAATTAGACCATCCCGAAAGTCCTATAGTCAATTTAAAAAATGTGTGCTGTAACATCGTTGAACTCTGGACCGAGGGTGATGATGTCCGTGGTAATATTGAAATTCTCACGACACCAACGGGAAACATTGTTCGGGAATTAATTCGAAATAATATAAAACTCGGAGTCAGTTCCCGTGGTATGGGATCAGTCAAACAAATGAGTGAAAGTACGGTCGAAGTGCAAGAAGACTTTGCACTAATTTGCTTCGACATAGTTTCCAATCCTTCTACTATGGGTGCGTTTATTACCGAACATGTGATGCACCAAGTTGCCGCACCATATGATAATATCAATAAATTAATTCATGACTTTTTGAGTGAAGTAAAGTAATATGCCATCAACCAGCAAATCTCAACAACGATTATTTGGAATTGTTCATGCCTACCAAACAGGTAAAATTCCTGCTGGCAAAGTAAGTGGAAAAATTAAAAAGATTGCAAAGAGCATATCGGCCGACGATGCAAAAAAATATGCGTCTACGTCACACGATAATCTCAAAGAAATATTGCATGTAATTTTGCACTCTCCTGCATATACCGAAGAAACGTTACGAGAAATTGTAACCACAAAAATTCCCGCTCAAGTAAAGGGGCAAACCGTCGATGTCTTTACGGCACAAATGTTGGTAACCGTGATGAATAAGTTAAATGAACAAAATAAAAATACATTATTACAAAGTTCATTAAATGAGATGGTTGCCGTATCTTACAAAGTTTTAACCTACTAATCTATGGGTAAAACATTATTTGTCAGTGATTTTGATGATACATTGGCACAAACCGATTCCAAAATTTTTCTTACCCGCAGCGGGAAACGAATTGAAATGGACCCTGCGGCATTTGCCGTATACGATGAGCAACCAGGCGATAAATTTGATTTCTCAGAATTTGATAAATTAATTAATCCAAAACCAATTCAACGGTTCGTCAAATTATTAAAACAAGCAATTGGTCGAGCAGATAAAATTGCAGTATTAACTGCCCGAGGTCATACTCGTCCCGTCGCACAATTTTTAAAGATGTACGGAATTACGTCTGGGGTATCTATTGCAGCACTGGGAGATGCAAACCCAGAAAAGAAGGCGGCATATATTAGAAAGCATATGAAAGATGGATATGATAGAGTTGCCTTTATTGATGATTCTCCAAAAAATGTACAAGCAGTAAAAGCATTGAGAGCAGAGTTTCCCGATGCAAAGATACTAGTACATCAAGCAAAAGAACATCCTGCACCAGATACTCCATCACCCACGCCGTCTACTCCAACGGCATCAAAACCAGCAGCAGAAGACGACAGTGAAATTGCAAAACAAGCACAGCAAATGGGATTAGATTATTTAGGATTTGGTCGGTATGGTAAGAATAAGAAAGTAACACACACATCACAAAATGGACGATTAGTTCCAAAACAAAACAGTTAATGGAGGCAGTATGGAAGTTATTGTAAAGGACGGTAAGGACGAACTCAGCAAATCATTAAAAGTATTTACCAAGATGGTGAAGAAATCAGAACTATTGCAGGAACTTCGTAATAGAGAACATTATCTAAAGCCATCAAAAAAGAAAATATTCAAACGTCAAGAAGCATTTCGTCGTAAAAAGCGTGAAGAAAAACGAATTGCACGACAAAAACAATACGATAATTAACGTTTTACAAATTAATCATATATTTATAGTATAGTGAAAACACTAATCGTTAATATTAGTGGGAAATTTAATATCTAATAACAGATAAAATATCTGTTTTATTCCTTTCAGGAGTTTAATTTTATGACGCAAATTACTAACAAGCTTTTAAAACAAGCTATTGCGGATGCCGAAGCAGTTCGTGAAACTGCCGTAGCAAATGCAAAATTGGTTTTAGAAGAAGCAATCACCCCACAGATTCGTGATATGATTTCACGGCGTCTTCGTGTCGAAGCTGAAATGGCCGATGATGAAGATGAAGGCAAAGAAAGTGCAAAGCCAGACTTTCTTGATGCGGACAAGGACGGTGATACCAAAGAGCCGATGAAACAGGCCGTTGCAACAAAGGCTGGTGGCGAGATGAAGAAAGAAGCAACATCAGAAACACCGTGGCAGGATGGTGAAAAGGTTGGCGGTGGAAAAGAGTTTCCCGCCGATACATCAGCAATTGGTTCATCGGATAACAAGGAACCATCGGCCGATGCGTTCGACGCATCAGATATCGGTACGGGTCCAGAAGCAAGTACAGATAGTTCAACGGATTGGTACGATGATTGGTCAGAAAGTGATTTTGACCTCGACGAAGTAATTCGTGAACTAGAAGAAGATATTGCAGCACTTTCACACAAGGATATGGACTCCGAAAAGGGTGAATATCCAGAAGGTGAACCAGCCGGCGAAGAAGGATCAGAAGTACCTTCGGATTCGTCTGAAATTGGTAAAGGTTCCATGAAGGAAACTGAATCCGCCATGGATACCGGCAAGTATGCTAACGCCGAGTTGAAGATGGATGGATCGCATATGAATGCAGAAGAAGATGATGAAGAAATTGATCTTGAAGAAATTCTTGCAGAACTTGAAGCCGACGATGCAGAAATGGGCGATGAAAAAGTTGCTCACGATGCAAAAACGGCAATGGCTGATAAACTTGCGAGACTCAAGGGCGAAATGGCTCAATATCGAGCGGCAGTTAATACGCTTCGTGAGCGTTTACAAGAAGTTAACTTACTTAATGCAAAGTTACTCTTCACCAACAAAATGTTCCATAAAAATAGTTTAACCAACGAACAGAAAGTTCGCATTGTTGAATCATTCGACCGTGCAATGACCGTTCGTGAAGTTAAGATTGTTTATACGACATTAGTTGAAAATCTTTCCGCAGCAGTGAAGACGTTCAACGCATCACGTAAGAAAGTTGTTACTGAAGGACTTGCCTCTAAGGCAGTTCCCAGTACTGCTCCAAAGTCGCAAGTTATCGTGGAAAACACGGTAGCAAAAAGATTACAAGAACTTGCAGGAATCATTTAATTTTTAAGGAGATATAAATTATGTCAGATGTATCAGAATTTATCAACGAAGCGGGTAGTGCACACAAGCACGTTATCGAACAAACCCGTAAATTAGCAGGTAAGTGGGAAGGTTCAGGCCTCCTAGAAGGATTGAAGGGCTATGAAAAGCAGGCTATGTCCGTGATGCTTGAAAACCAAGCAACACAGCTTCTCTCGGAAAACAGTAAGACGAACTCAGCTGGAACCAGTGGTGAAAACTGGGCCGGTGTTGCACTTCCCTTAGTCCGCAAGGTCTTTGGTTCAATTGCCGCAAAGAACTTCGTGTCTGTACAACCAATGAACCTTCCAGCAGGACTTGTGTTCTACATGGACTTCAAGTATGGTTCAACGTCAAATGGTCAAACGTCAGGACAATCACTTTATGGCACCGCGGCATCGTCAACGTTCGGTGGATTTGGTAACACGAACACGGGTGGTTTATATGGCGCAGGTCGTTTTGGTTATTCATTGAATGATCAAATTACATCGTCATTAGCAATTGTACCAGCATCTGCATCATTTTCCGATGTAAATTACAATCAAGATTACGTAGCAACAGGAAGTCTAAGTAAATATACGGTTGCTGGAACAGCATTACCAAGTGCTGATTTCTTAGCAGTTCGCTCATTTGCTTTAAGTGGATCAGTAATTGATTTTGGGGCATTACTATTACCAGAATTTACCAAGTATGATGGCACTAATGTGACATTCATTGTTAGTTCAGCGGTAGGAGTATCGAAGACACTTAACAGTGTTACATTCACAAAGGCACCTGTCGATACAGCACGTGGCGATTTCGAAGATCGTGACGGTTCAACAAACCTTAACATTCCAGAAATTGATTTGGAACTCAAGAGTGAAACCATTGTTGCCAAGACACGTAAGTTGAAGGCAGTATGGTCACCAGAACTTGCACAAGACTTGAACGCATATCATTCAGTAGACGCTGAAGCAGAACTCACCAGTATGTTAAGTGACTATGTTGCAATGGAAATTGATCTTGAAATTCTTGATATGTTAATTGGCGCTGCACCATCAACCACAACGGAATTCTGGTCAGCAGAAATTGGTTCAGTCTGGAACGGCAGTGCATTTGCCGCCAGTAGCTTTACGGGTACGGCATGGACAAACATGACCTGGTTCCAAACACTTGGTCAGAAGATGCAAAAGGTTAGTAACAAGATTCATCAGCTCACGATGCGTGGCGGTGCTAACTTTGCAGTGGTGTCACCAACGGTGGCAACAATTCTTGAAACCATCCCTGGCTTTGCAGCCGGAACCGATGGCGACAAGATGGAATTTGCAGCCGGTGTCACGAAGATTGGTAACTTCCAGAACCGCTTCACCATATACAAGAACCCATACATGACAGAAAACGTGATGTTAATGGGCTTCCGTGGTAACCAATTCTTGGAAACGGGTGCAGTGTACGCACCATACATTCCATTGATCATGACGCCACTTGTGTACGATCCAAACAATTTCACACCTCGTCGTGGCGTGATGACGCGTTACGCGAAGAAAGTGGTCAGACCCGAATTTTTTGGAAAAATCTACATCGACAAGCTCAACCTCGTCTAATAGATTTTGTAACACGATTAATAAATTGGGTGACCTTCGGGTCACCCTTTTTATTGTCATAAAGTTATGGTTATATAAACTATTTTGATATTTATAGTATATGACTCTAATAGAGGGCTTGTATGCAGAATCGTGAACCAATTATTTTTGAAGAAGCGCCAATCAATCCATATAACCTAACGGCATTTGGTTTTTATGATAGTGACGCAGAGTTTCAAACGGAAGCCCCTCGGGTTGCATCATTTGTGGCAAGGCGGCTGGGTTATCCTGTCGTGGATGTGGAGCTTACCCATAGACAAATGTATACGTGTCTAGAAGAAGCCATTACCACGTATAGCAATCAAGTTAATCAATTCAATGCCCGTGAACACATGCTATCATTACAAGGCATGAGCACGTCCACGAATATTACCCAGCGAAATATTCTATCCACGCCACTTCCACAATTGGTGAAATTGTCCGCACAATACGGCATGGAAGCAGAAAGTGGTGGTAATGTCACAGTAAAGAAAGGTTTTATTACTGCCTCTGCCTATCAACAATCCTATGATCTTAAAACGCTGTGGGCAGATTCAAAAGAAAGTGGATCGGCAATTGAAATTCGTCGCATTTATCATCAGATGCCACCAGCAATTGCACGATATTACGATCCATTTGCCACAACGGGTCTTGGATTAACCAATCTCATGAGTGAGTTTGGATTTGATGGATTTTCTCCACCGGTCACCTTCGTAATGATGCCTGCCTTTGAAGATTTATTGCGTATTCAAGCAATTGAAATAAATGATATGATTCGTAAAAGTCAATATAGTTTCACGGTATCCAATAATATTGTACGTTTCACTCCAATCTTTACCGAAGCTACTGAAATATGGTTTGTTCCATTATTGATATATTCACGAAGTAAATTCTTTTGCTTATCACTGAAATTACTATATTTTTCATTGAAACTTTCTAATAAAAATTTATAAGAAAGATATCGAATTTCTTCGGGTTGGTCTTTTAACATTGCCGAATAATTGGATTCTTTAACAATCTGTTCTTCTTTGAGTTCACCCTTTAGATGTTCCACAATCACAAACCGTGCAGCAACCATTTCGTCAATTTGCATATATACCGATTCGTCAATGTTCGAAGCACTGGTTGTTTCAAATAATTTGTAAATAGATGCGTGAACTTTGTAGGAAGGAACTCGACCAGACATAAATTGTTTTAAATCACAATTTTGTTTAATCTCTCGGATCAATAAAAATTTCTGTGTATTTAGTAATTTTTCATTTAATGATGCCCGTCGTTGTAATACGACATCTAACATATTAAATGCTTTACCTTCTGAGAGTTTCGGTGCATTAAAAAAAGAACGATAGAGTTGTAATTCTTTTCCCAATTCTGATTTTGAGTGGAAGTGCTCACGCATCATTTTGACTGCAAAACTATCTGGTTTGCCGTCGAGAACATCTGCGGCAACTTTTCTAACTAATAGTTCAAAAAGAATGCCTGTGTTCTTAATTTTATTGTGCCGTATATTCATATGTTATCCGTATTAAGACGAGTAAACAACCACCATATATAAGTAAATATAATCAAAATATATTAATCCTCTACTTTATCGGTAGATGATAGAGTTTCTGAGATAATTTGTTTATATCGACTAGTATTTTTTAACTGCAATTTTCCAAGGAAACTTTTTGTTTCTAACGAAAGTGCAGAACGTTTGTACCGTTTAGTATTTTCTTTATGTCCCAATGGGTCACGGCCAAGAGGATGTGCATCGGTACCAAATTTCAATCCTTCTCTTGGCCGGCCGCCTTTATTTTTCATAAGTGCTTCTTCTAGTTCCTCGTCGGGTTCTTCTCCAAGTGAACTATCGTCTAAACTTTGTAAAATTTGATCTACGTCATCAATTTGTGCCTCTTGTTCATCTGCACTAGTATCTCCTTCTGGCGGGGCTTCTCCTTCTGGCGGTGCTCCTCCTTCTGGCGGCATTCCACCCATTGGCGGTTCTTGAGGTTGTGCCATTGCTTGTTGTTCTTGTTGACGTTTCACATCTTCGATAATCCTCTTTCGTTCTTCGACAATCTCATCGTCCGACAATTCAAGGATATGATTATATACCCAATCTTGTGATAAGAGAATCGTTTGTCCACCGGTCATTTGTTGTGCCAATCCAAACTTTTCTTTCCAGATATTAATCTTTTCTTGTTCGTATAAAGTGGAAGGATTTGTTAACGATAGTTCAAAGTTAACGAGTTTTTCATCCGTAAATCCTTGCACATATAAATGAATAATTGCAATCTTGGTGAGTTCCGATACCATGATACGTTGAATACGTTCAATGGTTCGTGCAAATCGCACGTCCTGTGCTGCCAAGGTTGCTTTACCGCTAATGTCTTCTTCGTATCCAATGAAAGCTTTGGGAACTTTAAATGCCGCAAGTAATTTTTTGCGAAGATATTCAATGTCTTCAATTGCGTTAAATTGTAGACCTTGCATGGTTTCAATTTCCGTTCCACTATCCTTACCACGCACTGGGAGATAAAAATCTTCGGTGATATTCATCATATTATATCGAAGATTATAATCCCCTGTTTTTGGATCAACTAATGGTGTTTTCTTCGACCGATCAATGATACGATTCATATACGTATCGACTTCGGCAGGTGGAATATTACCAATATCAATTTTGAACTTCCGTTTATCGGGCGCTCTCATGATGCGATGAATTAACATTGCATCTTCCATTAATTGTAATTGTTTCCACGTTCTCCGACCACCTTCAATCATGGCTTTTCCGTAGGGGAGGAAATTTGTATCGGATAATAAACGAAAGTGAGCAATTTCGTAATTGTCAAAATCTTTCTTACCCAATTGTAAGAAATCGGTATCAATAGAGAATCGTACAGAGAACGGGTTACCAGGTTGTTCACCTTCTACACGAATAGTTTCATAAACAGATAACGGAACGGCGTTAACAATGCCGTATTCAGGATCAATGTCTAAATATAAAAATAAATCTCCATATTTTGTCATATTCCGAACCCACGGCCATAAATTAAATTCTACATTCAGAATGTCATAGAATAAGTTATGAAGGATTTCTTTAATCTGCGTGTCATCGGTTTTAATCGTGAGAATACGATCAAATTCGTCTTTCACGGTACTTTCGTCCGCATAAATGTCGAGCACCGAAGCAATGATAGGATCATTGTCCATCATGTCATAATCACGGAACAACTGTAATCGTGCTCCTTGAAATGATGCTGCTGCTTCATACCGACCATGTGATGATCCATATCCGCCAGTGGCAGAATTATATACACGATGATACCGATCAACACCTCGTCTGTTAATAAACGATTGTATTTGATCGGTGTCTGCAATACGAAGTTTTTTTCCACCAACGTTTCTTACAATCGTGTTCGTGGAAAAAAGTTTCTTTAGTCTACCAAAAATTCCATTGTTACTAATATCTGCCATATCTCCTCACTTAATAGTTACAGGCTTCGTCTAATGCTTTTAGTAGTGGTCTAAAATCCACATCCTTCTGGGATTCTGAAATCTTCACTGCTTCATTACGCATTTCATTGAGTTTTACATAGGTTGCTGCGATTAATAACTGCCACTCGTTCATATTAAACTTTGTATACGGCAACGAATTTAAATTTGTTGCCATCATGCTTACTTCTGCAAAGGTTTCCGTCAATGTTTTTGCGTGCGCCGCAGATATGCAACACGTTACCTTTTCTAATAATGCCGTCAATCGCATTAAATTAATTCTATTTTCTACATTTTCACGAAGTATTGATTTTAATGAAAGTGACATCTTACTTCTCCTTGTTAAGTTGCTTCCGAGTTTTTTTCACATCTGTTGGGTTTGGTGCGCCATTAATATATCCACCAGAAAGAGATAACCCAATTCCCCCCGTTGGAGCACCATCTTCCTTTACTGTTGATCTTTCCACATATTTTTTTAGTAAACTATAATACTTTGGATTTTCTCGGAGATGTACTGCGGCAATCATTGCAGTTTTTACTAAACTTCCATCCGTTACATCTTGATGTTCCAATTCAACATTCATGCCCATATGAAATTCACTGAAATTAAAATCGTATTCCATGTTTTTATATACCCGCATTGCGTCTTCCTTACCTATATAAGTATCACCACTCATGTAGGGAGTTTCTTTTTTTGGGGCTTCTTCCTTGAGTAAATCACGGAGTCTGATCATATTGTTACCAAGCTCTACAGCTCCAGTATCTTGCACTGGTTCTGTCTTTTGCTGTTGCACATTTGTGTCGTGCTCTAAAACTTTTTCTGCGACCTGGAATACTTTTCTTTATTCTCATGTTAGGATCGCCAAAATTAATTTTTACAACATTTCCTTTTTTATTTTTCACATACACAGAAGTTTTTTTAGGTCCATTTGGTGTTCTAAATGGTTTGCCAATTGACACTTTGCGACCTTGATATTCTGCTTCCTCAAGAACATTTTCGTGTGCTAACATGTATTCTCTAAGACACACCGAGCAATATTCGTCTACGGTGTCCATTTCTTCGACTTCGTTAATGGGAACACAATTAGGAACCATTTTACCGCCTTTATCTTTCATTCCTACTTGTTTATATCCTTCCCAACACGCCTCATTTAATCCAACAGACGGGTCAGTAAAACGACCCGTTAACGTTTTGTGTAAATTTACGTCTGGGTTAGGTATCGCATAATATCTATCAAAGTCGGGTTGTGGTGCGCTAAAGTTATCATCACCATATTCACACAATCCATTTGCGTCACCTTCATTACATTTTCTCCAGCGGCCGCCTTTACTTTTATAGTTTTTTGCAGCCCACCCGTTTGCATACGCAGATGGGTACACATCAAATTTAGATTTTGCAGCAGATTTTGATGCTGACCATTTACCTGGATCAGTTGGGCAATTTTTTTCTAAAAATAAAGTTAATCTTTCTTCTATATTCATATTTTCATTTTGTTTCTTTCCTTGGCAGTGTGCTTTTTGAGAGAAACCTTTTGGATTATTACAATCTATTGAATTTTTATATTTTTGACTCCACTCTTCATTTTGTGGTTTAGTAGAAACATTTATTGGTTTTTTACCCTGTCCGCTACTATCTTTTCCACCTCTGCCTGCTTTATTCTGTGCTGCTCTTTTTCGCCTAGTTGCACTTTCTTTTTCTTTTTTACTCATTCTGGCTGCCTTTGCCGCAGGAACACATTTTGCATAACCTTTCTTTTCCCCCGAAGTTCCGCAGGGCGGGTGTTTACCATTGACTTTTTTGCCAATGTTTACCCATTTTTCTTTGAACCACTTATCTAAATCTTCGTTCATATATCTATTTTAAAAATTTAAGTTTATAAATAGTTGAACTAATTAATCCAGAAATTTCATCCACGGTGTTATTGAGTTCACCGTCTTGTGGAAGCGTTTGACGAATCATATCTACAAATTTTTGCAATCCCATAAAATATTTTACGACGGAATCGTCTTCAAATATCTGCGTTGGAGAGGTATATCCCTTGATAATACCATATCTGCCTTGCGCCATTTCTGCATAGGAATCAATGAGGTCTATAATATCATCGTAATATTTATTTAATGCTTTGTGTGCGGCAAATGAAGGCGTTTGTAGATGAAAAATATGGGCCTGTGTTCTACTGCTCATCAAGGTTGATAAAAACTTGGCAATTTCTTCCATTTACTTCCTCTTAACGTTAACACCTTCATTTAAGTTGTCATCTGTTGACATGGTAGGCGCCGCAGGTGTACCTTCACCATTTCCAATAGTATTTGCTTTGTTTTTTTCATATTGCAAATAATTGTATGCCGCATTAATATAGTCTGATGCCTTTGTAATTTTACTTTGAATCCATGCTTCTAATTCTTCGTTATCACTCAACATATTATATAATTCGCCCGATTGCTTATTTAAACTCATCAATTGAGCCTTGGCCATATATCCTTCACCATCATCACTCGCATCGGCAGGTGAAGCTTCGCCGGTAACAACGTTGTCAGAAACTGCTTCTCTTTTTAGAGAACCTACTGGTTTTAGTGTTACCAATCCCATTAAACGTATCATAGTTATTCTCCGCCCTTTAAGGCTATGCTGGATGCCGATGCATAGAGGTATGATTCCCAATCTGCGCCGTGTTTTTTCTTGAATTTTGCTACTACCTTTTTATTATTTTTCATTTTATTACCGAGGACTTTCCGTTTTTCTATTTGCGAGTCGGTCATTTTTCGGCGAGGAGGAGATTTTCTATTGTATGGTTCTGGCACTGATTTTTCATCTACGGGTGCCATTTCAGCAAAGTATTTATATAATTCTTCTTCAATTAGTTCTTCCAACTGACTACGTTTCATAGAAAATCTCCGTAAGATACGTACATCTCAATATAAATATAAACAACTTTCATATTACATGAATATTATTTCAACAACCAACGAATATCCTCAGTTTCCATATTGCCAATTTGCATTTCATATGGACTGACAACCATATCATTGGGTAAATTTCCGCGTTTCATGAAAGGCGTACTGGAGTAATCGGTGTGATTAAGTGCCAACTTCGTTAGTTCAATTCCTTGTTGACGTAATCGCAATGCCGTATCACGAACCCATAATCCAATGCCCAATGCCATTACCAAATCGTCATTGTATCCACTTAATGCTTCAGCGCGGCCGTTCTTCCAAATGAATGTTTCTAATTCTGCCAAGGTTCTGGATGATCTAATCGTAATTGACGTTTCCCGCATATATTCTTCCAGCTTTGCAATAATTAATGGTCTGGTTCTTTGTGAAATTACGAATCCCGCCACTAAATTACGTTCACTTTTATACGATGCTTGATGTTCTACGTCAATATACTGCATATCCTTGGACATATAAAACAAATTTTTGTATCCACGGTCAATAATTTGTTGTACAGAACTCCATCCAATAGAACTATTGTCTGGAATAAGCAGTGCATCATTATATTCTGTTGCCAACGATACCATCAGATTACCAAACTCTTTAGTCGGAATCTTTCCTTTATATTCTGCTACTTGAACGGATCGTTCTGCGTCAATGATATGAATGGTAGAATAATCTTCACCATCTCCTCGTGCAACGTCGGCCGCAGCAATATAAGTTCTACTTGCGTCGGGATATTCCCACACCCATAAATTTCCATCAAATCCTTGTTTGGAAATAGGTTCTGTCACATAGGTTTTCTTATAAAACTCTAGTATTTGTGGGTTAACCACCGTATTGCCCGAGAAAATAAAGGATGCGTCATGTTCTTGCGACGATTGCATTTCACCCATCATTTCTGTTTGTCGATCTCGCCACGCTTGATCACGTTCTGGGTGAACTTTCCAATCTAAGAGAATGGGATTGAAACTATTTGATTTAGTTTCTGCTTGTTGCCACATCTTATGAAAGAAATTACCCACGCCGTTTGGCGTTGATAGTAACATGGCTTTACCACCCGTGGATAGTGTGGAAGATGCAGCTGTCCAAATAATATCTGCATCGTCGATGAACGCTGCTTCGTCCAGAATCAATAATGACAATGCTTCGGAACGGCCGGCATCTTTACTACTTGCTACCGCTTTAATTTGTGACCCGTTAGCAAATTGTAATGACAGTTTATTATCGGTTGTGCAATTACCCCGTAACCACACGGGTAAGTTTGCGTGCATGAATCGTACTTTCGTGACGAGATTCTTTGCCGTTTCTTGTTTGGTAGCAATAACAAGAATGTTTTTGTCGCGATGAAATAATAATAACCACAACGAATATCCTGCCACCAATGTGGAAATACCAATCTGTCTGCCCTTTAAGATGATATTATTATCATGTTCGTAAAAATCATGAAGGGCATCTTTTTGATACTTATATAACTCAAATAATACCTTTCCCCGAATTGGATGTTGAATATACGAGTATTTACTTAAAAAGTATTCTGCGCTCATTGCACATTTTTTGTATTCTTGTTTAATAAGATCTTTTAAATTTACTTGTGTCATAACCAATTACCGTTTGAGTTCTGCTCCAGCAACTATTCCCAATACAAATCCCGCAACTCCAACTACCGTTCTACTAGGCTTGGGGATAAATCCAAAGAGCTTATTTGGATTTGGTGCTGGCTTTGGAAGTGTGCGAAGTATGTACTGTAAACTATCTGCCCGAGTAGAAGATATTGCTACGGCACGTTGTAACAATACGGTTTGTGAATTTTTTTGTGTAATTATTGACTGCTGATCAATAATCACCGAATCCGCAAGTACTATTTGTCCTTTTAAATTTCCAATAATACTATCTTTGTACACGACTACTAACGAAGTATCTGTTGCTAAATTCGTTAATAAATTTGCGCGCGTTTCTAACTCTGTTAAATCTGTCTTTAATAGTTTTTGCTGAGTTGTTCGCTGAACAATGTTGCTGTTCAATTTCTTAACGATGTCATCTTTTTTTATACTTTCCTCTTGCAATTTTTCCACGACAGTTTTTAATGAATCTGCGTAATTTGATACTTTTTCACTATTGTTTTTAAATTCTGCATATTTTACATTAAACTGTTCTTGCTTACTGTTGCCGCCGGACTTACCAAGCATGAATGAAATAATAAATATGACACCGCCGATGATGGCAAGTCTACTCACCGAAGTTAATGTGCTGAATTCTTTACTAAAATTAATCAATGATGTCAATAATTTATTCATGTTATTCTCCAGTTTCTACTTCGGTGAGAAATTCATTTAATTCTATAATATCTTTCATAATATCCGTTTTTACTTTATCAATGTCTACGTGCCATTTTTCAATCATTAAAATTTTCGTTTCGTCTGCATGAATAACTTCTGGTGCGGTAACCGTGTCATGTAAACTTTGCAGTTCAGCAATACGATCTTTTAGTGCCGCAATATAATTTTCTTTAATTTTGCGCTCTTCGTATTCTTTCCATGTGCCCAATCGACGCATTTCGGTTTCTTCTTTGATCACACAATCCATACACTTGCCACGAAGTCCCCAGAATTTAATATCAAATCGGTGATTCATTGCTTTATCGCACTGTGGGCAGAACCACGGAGTTTTTGCTCCGTCCAGTTTTGTTACCGTTTGCTTAATGCCATTCTTCATGACCCATTTTTTGTCATTTAAATCTGTCCACGTATCACCATCTTTCCGAGTGGGTTCTAATCCTGGCCGCCACCCTACTACAATTTGTTCACCGTTCTTTTTTAATACTTCATTGATTTTTCTACGAGCATTGTTAATTGCTTCATGTTCTGCCATAACCGCCTCTTGAGTTAATCTGTTCTGTTTTTGGGAATGCCTGCGCGGTTAGATAACCCACGCATATGTTGACGGATGACGCCCATTGCAATTTTATGCGCAGGATGTAATCTGTCGTAATCCATTGCAGTATCAATTTTAATTTGATTACCTGTTTCTGGATTAGTAATTTTCATTTGTAATATTTTTTGAAAGAGTTCTTTTTTGTTGCCCTTATTTTTAGTCTTTGGTTTTTCTGCGGCAGTAGTAGGAACTGATCCCACCATTGGTGCTCCATATTGTATCACTTTTACTGGCATGGTATGTCTCATTGCTGCTAATGCCGATAATCGTGTATTTCCACCCATTAAATAATATCCATTCGAATGTTTGATGACAATTGGTTCTGGTAATTTGTCGTGTTGTTTTATTGCGGTTAATATACCCTTAACATCTTTCTTATTATTTGCAATCTGCTTTAAAATTTGTTTTGGATTTTTGCTGGATAAAATATCGGGTACATCACTGTTTAATAACTGCTCCAATTCTTCTTTTGTCAAAACTTCACTGGGTGCCGATAAAATTAATTTCTTT